GAGAGATGTGCAGGTGCTGTCTAATTACGCCATGCGTAAAATGGCAGATAACCTAAGAGATAGGATGAGGGCGGCGTATCGTGAATCTATTCACGGAACAGAATACTCAATCTACTCTAATGGATCTTATTCATTAGAAAACTTCATTGTAACTTCACAAGTAGCTCCTGGAGTATTCTCCGTTGGAGCGAAGAAACAAGCCCTTGGGCATCAGACCGTAGATGAGATATTTATGTACATGGATCAAGGAACTGGGGTCTACAATGGGGGAAGAGAATACTGGCGGTTCCAATTTGAAGGAACTCGTTCAGGGTCATCAGACAATAACTGGTGGGTGACAAAAGGGCAAGAGGGTAAGGAATTTATCTCTGGCCCAGCAAAGATGCAGTTAAGTACATTCCAGAGAGATTCAGATGTTATCATCGGACCACCTCTGCAAGCGTACTGGCTATCTGGCGGGAAGGTGGTTAAGGTATGATTTTCAACTATAAACTAAAATTATATAATTTAGATAAGCAGTTGACGATCTCTCTGCCATTTGACCCTTACTCAAACTTAATAGGAGCTTGGAACTCAACAATCTCAGGGTGGTCGTCACAGAATTCATCCATGACGGTTGCTGTAGACCCAATTGTAAAGCTCTTGAAAGACAGAGTGCTTGAGTTTAAACTGATAACAGGTCAGGATGGTACAATCTCTAAGACCTTTGCAGGAACACCAAACAAGAAGTATATGGTAAGTTGCTATGTGCGTAATAATGGGGTGCTAACAACAGCGCTCAGAGTTGGAGCAGACTCCGACTGGTCGAGCAACTACTTTGCAAACCGCTTGGTGGTTGTTGCAGACAGTGGCCCATCTGGGGAGGTTGTCGTTAACGTAGACACATTCTATGTATCCGACAGTATTCCAAACACATGGGTTGGTGGGTGGTTCTTAACTGAAATTACAGAAGAAGACCTTGCTCTCGATAAAGAGCAATTATCAGCTAAATACACATATACAGCAGGATCTAAAAATGGCCCCTCAATGCGGGAGCTGTTAGTTAAGAAGTACAGGGGTTCCCCTTATCAATACTTCCTAACCATGGATGGTGTCCGCATAGCAGACTATGAGAAGCCATTGATAGATTATGGAGTAGATGAGAATACTTTACTGGAGGCCCATGCGAATGAACTACCAGTACAATTATTTTATACGCTCATCAACAGCGTTGCTCTAATGGCAATGCTCGAAGGTGACGTGAGCCGTGTATCACATACCTATCCAAAAATGCAGAGTGGGGTTATTGATCTAAAGCTCTTCCCAAGAGTGCAGTACTTCGAAGGTTTCGAAGTGAGTGCAGGGCGGGCGGATGCTAAATCCTTTGCCAATAATGTAACCGTCAGTATGAACATTTACGTTCCAATTACGAAGGTTTCAAACAGTATGCAGGATAGTCTGTTATCCACAATCGTTACATCTTTGATGAGCGATCTTGGCTTCTCAGCGATTCGTGGGAGTGACTTCTTCCGCGAACCTGAACAACTTTATGTACGCCAAACACAGTATGTAAAAGATGTTCACTTAACAAAAAAGGTCAAAACCTAGGAGGAAATAAAATAGATGAGAACAATTGAAAATACCGCTAGAGCGTTAGTCGGTCTCGACAACTTCCACTTCGCGAAAATGTTGCTTGACACTCAAGACACAATCGCTTACGGTGAAATGGTATCAGTTCCTGATACAATCGAGTTAAATGTAAACACAAATTCAAGCTCAGCAACCCTGTTCGCTGATAACAAGCCTGCAATCGTTTACACAACCATCGGTGTCGTAGAAGTGTCGTTGGTTAAGGCTACATTACCTAATGAATTCTTGCAAGAGATTCTTGGTAACAAAATGGTTGGGGCTGTTCGTCACACCTCACCATCTCAAGTATCCCCATATGTAGGGATTGCTTGGAGACAGTTGTACAGTGATGGAAACTACGCATTTGTAAAACTTTACAAAGGCAAGTTCACAGAACCTGAAAACAACGCGAAAACCACTGAGGAAAGTGTTGAATTCCAAAACCGTAGCATCACTGGTAACTTCGTTGCCACTACTTTCAAAGCAACTGCTGATGATGGTAAGTCATTCTCTTACCTAATGGCTACTTGTGATGAAACAGATGCAGAATACACCAATGAAGGTGACACATGGTTTGACTCCATGTTGGCTCCAGTAGCTGCTTGGGTGACTGGAACAGCCTATGTGGCTAATGATTTAGTGTTGAATGGTGGAAATGTATACAAGTGCTTAGAAGCACACACCGCTGGGGCTACATTTGCTGCTGACTTATCAGCTAACAAGTGGGTTCTTGTAGGAGCTTACTAACAACCCACCCCAGCAATGGGGTGTTACATAGGGTGATAAGCCCAAATGAAAATTAAGAAAAAAATGGAGGTATGAAACATATGGAAAAATTTAAGATGAAGAAGTTAGAGGTAAAAGACGGGCGTTTAATCGCGAAATTCTTGGTCAAGACGGGGCTCAAGAAAACATTATTTGAAATCATGTTCCCACAAGACAACCCAAATCTTCCAAAGAACTGGGTGGAGTTGCGTAAACATTTACAAGAAAAACACGGGATGTCAGACGAGGCTTTCCGTGAATATCAAAAGAAGATGGAGGGAGACTTTGCTAAAGCCCTTCAAGAATATTCTTCAGACTTCCCAAGTGCACAAAGTGCTATTGGTGAAAAGATCGTAGAGGTTGTTCTAGACCTATTTGCTGAAGATGACAAGTATAAAGCCCTTGTTGATTTTGCAGCCACCATGTTTGAAGTTACGGCTGATGAAATTGAGAACCTACCGTTCCCAGAATTAATTGCACTTGTCAGACAGATGTTGTCTGAGTCCGGTTTTTTAGCATTATTGCAACCATCCGAGCCAGTGACTCCGAGTACGGAAGAGACGCTCCAAGCGTAGAAGAAGTACTCTTACGGAATTATCACACCTTAGATGTTTTAAATCTAGACTGGGGGCATGGGTTTGACCTGTACCTCAGTTGTTTAAAACACGAAGAGGAGAGTCGCCTATATGAATTCTGGGTGGCTTATTATACCAATCCTTTTGGTGGCAAGGATCGTAAGGGATGGTTGGAGTTCAAAACGGGCTCAACCAAGAAGTCACCACCTAAAGGTCAATCAGGAAACATATCCGGGGTTGATCTAGCTCAATTAACAAGAAGAAAGTAGGTGCTCGCTGATGGCGAATATGTCTAAAATGATTGTACAGTTTATCGCTGATACAACAAGCATGCAAGCAGGCATGGCCCAAATGGAAGCTGGGATTGCCTCACTACAAACAAACGCACAGAAGACAGCCATGTACGCAAGTGGAGGATTCGCCCAAGTTGGTGGAGCCCTACAAACTGCGGGGGCTGGTTTTTCTGCAATCGGATCATCACTTACTCGTAATGTAACCTTACCCTTAGTTGGGTTAGGAGCTATTGCAATGAAAACAAGCATTGACTTCGAAACAGCGTTCGCAGGTGTTCGTAAGACCGTTGATGAAGGTGTTCACCCTGTAACAGGTGCTATAACAGACTTCGAAACATTAAGACAAAAAATAATGGCTATCTCTCGTGAAACAGGGGTTGCTATGGAAGACGTTGCCGGCATCATGCAAGTTGCTGGGCAATTAGGTATTAGAGGAAACGAAGCTTTAGGTAATTTTACCGGAGAAGTAGCAAGATTGGGTATCACAACTGGTCTTTCAACAGATCACTTGGCTATGATGTTAGGTAAATTCCTAGCCATCTCAGGACTTAGCGCTGAGGACGACATTGCCATGTTGTCTAATGTTATTACTGACTTAGGTAACAACTCAGCCACAACTGAAGGCGAAATCTTGAAGTTTGGTGTACGTATCGCCGCTGTAGGTCGCCTTGTAGGCATCAGTGCAGAAGACATCCTAGCGATTGCCACATCATTTGAATCAACAGGTACAAAGGCAGAGCGTGGGGGAACCGCGTTTACAAAGATTATGTTAAAGATGCAAGCCGAAGCGCTTGGGTCTAAAGAAGCTATTAAGTCATCAACCTCTGCCATGGATGGCAATAATAAGATGATAAATGAGTGGACTCAGAAGTTAGAGCAGGCTAAAGAAGCACAGGCAAATCTAGGATCAAATGCAACCGCAAAAGATATCCAACGACTTTCTGCTGAAATAGCCACCGCTACAGAAAATATAGCTTATTATAAAAACGAAAATGAAGAACTTAAAGACACAATGGGGTCACTCAGTGAAGAGACAGTTGGGTTTGCCAAATTATTAGGTATGACACAAGCTGAGTTCTCTTCAGTGTTTAAAGATGATGCTTCTGGAGCTTTCCAATTATTCATTGGTAAGATAAATGAAGCACAAGTTGAAGGCAAGGATCTAAACCAAGTTATGAAAGACTTGGGGTTAACTGATGCCAGACTTATTCAGGCTGTTCTATCACTAGCGCAAGCAAATGAGGGTGGGAACGTATCACTCTCTGCCCTTGTTAATACAATGAAGACAGCCGACGGTGCCGCCTTCGATATGAATGCTACCATGCGAGAAGTTGAGAAACGACTTGATACCGTATCTGGCCAGTGGGGAATCTTAAAAGAAATTCTTAAATCTTTCGCTGTTTTGTTTACAGATGAAAGCAGTGGGGTGCTTAAAGAATATCTTAAATCTATCAATGAGTTCTTGCAGGGGGTTCTAACAAAACTTCAAGCAATGAGCCCAGAGCAGATTAAGGGCATGGTTGACATGTTCATAAAATTAGCTGCCTTAGGTCCTGCAATGTCTATATTGGGCAAAGCAATGACGACAATTGGTGGATCCATGAAGTTTATGAGTGGGCTTGGAAATATCTTCAAAATGGGCAATATGGATCCAAAAGATATGACCAACATAATAAAAGGTGCGGGCTTTATGCCGAGTGAAGTTCCAGCAGAAATGGCTAGAATAAATAAAACTTGGGCCGCCAAACTAGGTAAGAATTTTGGAGATGCCTGGGGAAAATCAGCATTTAACCCAGATAACTTAAAGCCGAAAGTAGAAAAGTTTACAAAAGACTTAGATGATCTTCAGTGGAGATTATTAGAGGGAAGCAAAAAGAGATTTAGTGCTGACGCAACAGGAACCCATGCTGAGCGCTACAGAGACTCAGCTGGAAGATTTGCCGGCTCTAAGATGGTAGCCGACGGCGCTGTAGCTGGAGCAGGATCAGGTCCTGGGTTCACGGCTGTGGCAGCTCAACCATCCGCGTTATCAGTTGCGCTTTCTAAAGTTATTGCATTAATCCCAGCAGCAGTGGCTGGAATGACACAGATAGCTCTTGTGCTAGGTGTGGCAGCAGTAGCTCTGGGGGCTATCGTGGGAGGAATCACCTTGATGGCTGTTCTGTCTGGAAAAACAGCTGAGCAGGTTAAGAGTGATTTCGAAGGATCGGTTGCTGGCATCAAAGCTTTCTTTGACGGATTCACTGCTAAAATGCAAGGGCTAAGAGATGGGTTACCCGCTTTCTTTGCTAAGATGGGGGAAATGTTCCCTGTCGTTCTTGCTGGAGTGACTAATGTAGTAATCGAAGCAATAAAGGGATTGGCACAACTCATCCCACAGTTTATTTTATTAGCAGGTGAATTTTTAGATGGTATGATTACAGGTTTCTTTAATAACCTACCGGAAATTATTGATTCTGTAATTGAAATAGGTAAAGCATTGCTGATTGGGTTTGTTCACATCCTGCCTTCAATAATCGAGGCTGGGGCGAGATTAGTATTCAGCCTAATATCAGGAATATTATCCGCAATTCCAGCCCTTACTGTAGGGGTTCTAAANNGTTGTGGACGCTTATCACAGATGGTACTCTACTAGAGTTTGCTAGAGCAATATTCATAGCTATCATCGAAGGCATTTTCAGTATGTTAGAAGCATTGATTGAGGCATTCTTGGATATTTGGGATAATGTTTGGAAATCAATAAAAGACTTCTGGGGATTAACAAAAGGAGCCGCTTCTTTAATGGGTTCTATGGGTAAAGACTTACTTATGGGGTTAATGGCCGGTATCCTATACTTATGGGAAGATCTCAAAAAGCTTTGGGCGACTGTTTCAACTTACCTAGTTAAGGCATGGGACGGGGCAGAAGACTGGTTGTACAATGCTGGTAAGGCAATCCTAGGAGGGTTGTGGGCTGGTATTAAGTGGTACTTTGAGACATTATTCAAGACCTACTTCAACGTAGGTAAATGGATACTAGACGCATTCATTGGATCAGGAAACTGGTTAGTGGATGTTGGTAAAAACATCATGCTTGGGCTTAAGAAAGGTATTTTTGAGATAGGTGGTCAGATGGGTAGATGGGTGAGTGAGCTTGGGGGAAACTTCGTAAATGGAGTTAAAAACTTCTTTGGTATTAAATCACCATCCCGTGTCATGATGCAACTTGGTGGTTATATCGGAGAAGGTATGGCACTTGGTATTGAAGACTCTACTTCTGATGTACTAAACGCATCAAAAGCATTAGAAAATGCAGCTATGATTGATCCATCCTTAATGGATATGAATAGGAATATCGACGGCACTGTAAAACACGATTACTCAGGTATTGCGGAAGCCTTCATAGAAGCGCTTGAAGCGGTTGGGTTGAATGTGTTTATTGATGGAGATGATATCACGGATCAAATTTCGAAACGACTAGTATTACAACAAAGAAGGGGGAGATAGCCAATGAGAATAAATGGTACAGATATCACTAGCTTAGTGAGTGACAGTATTCAGTTTCTAGATTATACACTCCCCCCACCTTCTTTCACAAGACAAGTTACGATCTCCGATGGGGATACTAAGATTGTCAATAAGAGAGAGACGCTTGGGATTAATAATATTCAAGTAAGACTTGTCATGTATGCGGATAAAGATGACAGCTACATTATGGCAAGTAAATTGGTATCTCTGCTTGGTGAGGCTTATGTGGACTTCTACGGAGATCTCGTATATCGCGTTACGATAGCTACAGATGGAGGACTTGAGTTGCTTTCTGAAGAGATGTTCTTGTACACAATGCAGCTGCAAGTACTTGAAAAATTAGGGGATGAGGTGGAGATAATTACCACCTCTGCAAACCCTATTGTGTTACCAAATGTTGGAACATACAAGACACCAATTCTTATTGAGGTAACTCCAACAACTTCGATTGCCTCATTTAGCGTGTATGGGTTTGGGGCTCACACCTCTGCAACCCCACTTGTTGTAAATCTTCCTGTAATAAACAAGAAGACAATCATCGACGGGGTAGACAAGCAGATACTACAGGAAGTCAGTGCCGGCGTATATGAAAATAAGTTTGCTTCAACAAACTTGATTTCATTCCCAGTTATCCCTTCTGGGGGAACAACTTTGACTTTCTCACCAACGAATTTAAACATTACAATTAGATATAATCCAAGATACATCTAGGAAGGAGAACACTATGTCATATGTAGACAACATCATCGTACACCGTATCATAGGTCCGTCAAAAACCTTCCTAGAGGTACTTCCTAAGCCAATCGACGTAAAGATCGAATTGGATATTAAAGATGATGATAAGAAATTACACTTCTCTATAACGAACGATTATGAAGTTCGCGAAGAGGATTACTTAACTTGCTTTGGCGGGGAGTGGGTCGTTAAAGAAGTAAACAGAGATACCTTGGTAACAAGTATTATCGCTGTGCATAATATTGAAAAACTAACCAATACCCCAGTGTCTTCTATACGCACCGAGTCTCTAACGCTGTCAGAAACACTGACAGTGTTTTTTTCAAGTTTAGATACCTTGGATTTGGGGGGGAACTGGTCTTATTTAATCTCAACGGATATCGTTCTAGATGTTCCTCTCTCAACACGAAGAAGAACAATCGACATGCGCAGAGTCATGGCCTTTGATGTTTTAAAGAGCATTGCTGACACATGGTTCTTGGAGTTATCTTTTGATACTTTAAACAAGGTTGTCATCTTCCACAAACAACGAGGTGAGGATAAGGGAGTTTACTTTACTTCCCAACTCAACCTACGTAAGATCTCTGTGGAGAGCGATACGTATGACTTTGTAACTCAAATCATCCCCATTGGTAAGGATGACTTGAACATTGCTTCTGTAAACGGAGGTTCCATTCTAGTTACCAACTTCGATTATTCAGATAAAGCATTAACGAAGTACTGGGTAGACAATAGATATACAGACCCCAACCACTTAAAGGAAGATGCAATCAGTAAACTAGTTGAGTTGGCTAAGCCAATGAAGACTTACTCTTGTGATATCATTGATCTAAGCTCAACAACCCACCCAATTCTTGCTTATGGAATTGGGGATACAGTTACAATCATCAACGAGCATTTAGGTATTCGAGACGTTCAACGAATTGTCAAGATGACTGTCTACCCTTACAATCTAGAGGAGAACAGAGCAGAGCTTGCAAACCGCAGAGCTAAGTTTGACGAATTACAAAACCAATTGATTGACACACGGGATTCCGTGAGCCAAGCCATGTCTCCTTCAGGAAGAATCATCTTCAACGAAGTTGAGGCACTACCAGAATTTAAACAGACTGTTGAGACAGACATCGACTCCTTGACCACAACTGTAACCACCATGCAGGAAACCCTTGCAGACATTGACGTTACAGCTTACGTTGTGACGCTTGGGAACGAGAGTCAAACAATCCCGGTGTCTGAAGACCATAAGGTGGTTGGGGATGTTGACTTTGGAACAGGAATCTATGTGTATTTAGGAGGTAGCAGAAGACCAGCAACAATAGGGCCGGTGCAATTTTATTCATCAGCAGGTGAAGAATTAAGTGGGCTCACTGTTCCGTATAATGAAAATAATATCTATAATAGTGATTTTTCAGATGATTTGCTACCCAATTTCAACGGAGAGCAAGAGACTTTAGGTGGAACAACTACCATAGGCTCTGAATTTGCGCTATTGGCCTCCTCAGGAGCCCCAGAAGCGCGATTTGTGATTGGGGAGTATCAAAGTACCTCCTCATACTTTAGTGATCCAGAACTGCCCTTTCAGGCCGGAAAACAAATAACTTTTTCCGCTTACTTAAAAACTGGGGTAAGACCCCTTGAAACAGCTTGGGCTGTAAGCACTTTATATGTGGTTGGGGCTAAAGTTTCTCATGATGGTCAGAACTATGAGTGTTTAGTTGAGCACACATCCGTTGACTTGTACACTGATCTCAATATGGATCGCTGGAAGAAGATTGGGTATGCGTTTATTACCATTTACGAATGGGAAGATAATGCCGGAGTCATAACAATGACTTCCCACCCATCCGCCCCAATAGGAATAGAAGAAGAGGGCCTGGTTGTAACTAACCACACAGTTAGTGCAAATGCAGTCAATATAGCTCTTGGAATCATAAGTGTGGAGTCTTCAAGTGGAACCCACTCAATCGAGTTTAAGGAGCCTAAGTTGGAAGAGGGAAGCATCTCAACAACATACACTCCACTGCTTGACATTAAAAATAATTTTGAAATAGTGCATCCTGCCGACGATGCGGATGGGTCTGTAATGACAACCCTGCTACCAGGAACATATGTACCTGTCAACGTTGGCTATCTATCTATCCCAATCGCGGTGGATGGAGTTACTTTCTTGAAAAGAATATCATTCACTCGAATGGTCACCTCAGAAAGTGCCTTATACATTAACATAATTCCCTCAACAGTCATCTTCCAGTCTAATGACGGAGGAACAACTTTCTCTCCTGAAGATATAAAACTTTATCCAGACTTAAGAAATATCGAGTATGTAAAGTGGCAGTACAGTTATGATGGGTATAACTACACAGACTTACCTTACTATCTAGGGCTGTTGATTGCAACCGACGCACCTTGGGATTCCCTTGAGGATGTCTTAATTTCCCCAGCTCCAGCAGAGGATCCAGACCCATTCCTATTCGAGGATGTTGAACAAGACCCCGACGCTGCCATTGTGTATGACACAGATGGATACAGCAATGTTCTATTGTTAAGAAACAGCTCAACATTGTTCACCCGTGAAGTTGGGGGGCAGTACTATCCAGTCAACTCCGTAATCTTTAGGTTAGTAGGAAGAGCAGACAACGTAGATTACACAGATAGTGTAACCGTATCTAAAGCCTACGACTCAAGAGAAACCATAAGAACTCTGGAATCTACAGTCAGAACAGACATTGAGTCTATTTCAGAGAGTGTGACGGAATTCAGAAATGACCTGTACTACTATAACAGTGAGTCGGGCAGATATGAACTCTACACCAGTGACTACACCCGCTTCAAACAGGATGTCAACAACTTCATGTTCACCGTTCAGGATGGGGGAGGGGCAAACCTACTTAAGGATTCTGTAGGGGCCAACTACCCAACCTCTGGAGCGTGGACGCTCCTAAGTGGAGCAGTGCGTGCAGGCATAGCCACATCGTGGGGGCTTAGTTACATCTCTAAAAGAAGTTGGTTCATCTCAACAGGCTCATTAAAGCAAGAATTCACTATTCAACCAAACACTGAATATACCTTCTCATGTGCATTCAAGAAACCGCTTTCTGGAACAGTAACTTTCTCACTTAAGGCAAGTACTTGGCCAACACCACAGGTGATGGTAACCAAGCCTGCTGGAGAGGTGTTTGAGGGAGCAACTTCCTTCACCTTTATGTCTGGAGCAAACACTCGTTTTGAAGTAATTATGACCGTTTCTGGAGCTTCTTCTGAAGTTGAAATAACAGATGTCATGATGTCAATGGGTAAAATTAGCTCATGGCAACAATCCAATGGCGAATTGTTTGCTACGAATGTCATCATTGATGAAACAGGAATTAAAGTTCAGGATGTCAATGGTCAAGGGTACACCATCATTTCCCCACAAGAATTTGCTGGGTATTATGATGGTCAAAGAATCTTCACCTTGAATGGAACGAAGACGATAGTTCAGGAACTTGTAGCTGCCGGAGGTGGTATCTATGTGGCTCCTGTAAAACTTATCCAAGTAGAGGGTGCAACCCCTAGAGCCGCGTTCGTATGGACGGGCCCAGATGGAGAGTAATATGCAAGTAAAAGAAATTTATAATCATTGGCTACCGCCCCTTATTGGGGCGGATGCCATCACCTTTGGTAATATAATCCTTTATGGAATGCCGGAGGATAAGGTGTGGAGTGTACTGCGCAAGCACGAGATGGTCCACGTCGAGCAATATGCTAAATACGGGGTGGTTAGATTCTTAATCATCTACATCTATGAATATTTAGTAGGCAGACTAAAAGGGCTTGATGACAAACAGGCTTATCGAAATATTGGATTTGAAAAAGAAGCATTTGAAAAACAGAAACTATAAGGAGGCAGCATAATGGCAATTACAGTTAGCACAACACCACATACAAGTGATACAGCTTCGAGCTTATCCATATCCTTCAGTGGGGCAACAACGGGGTCGAACATAACTACCTCTTTTGAGCTTAGAATAAATGGTACAACGGTCCAGACAGGCTATAGCTCATTGTCGAGTGGTAGCATATCATTCACTCCTGTCAATGTAAAATCTAGCATTTGGGCAGCCGCTTCTGGGAGTTCACTTTCTGGAGCTGTTTCCATTAAAGCAACAAACTACCAAACAACCGATAATGTAGTGTATGGAACAACCACTAAGACAGGTGGTAATCTAACCATAAATACTCGCCTATCAAGCTTTACAAAGAACAATGCAAATATTAACCTAGATGGTAATTCATACATTAAAGGATCATGGACCAACCCAAACACATCTTACTTCAGAGGATACTTTGTAGCTACGATGAGTGGGGGAACAGTTGGGTCTGCTGGTGGTCAGAATACATACTATGACTACAATGTTAATCCCGGAACTTCTTGGTATAACAACGCCAACAGCTTCTTGGGGTCAAGTTCATCCGCGACGATTACGTACACTCTATACACCCAGTTTAATACAGGGTCTTGGACTACCCAAGGGGGCAGTGTTGGTAGCTATACAGGTACCGTCACTAAAACCCAATACTACTGGGGGACTCTAAACTCAGTAAGTGACTTTACCCTTACATCCTCTACATCTATTAGTTATTCAGCTACAGATGGTGGTGGGGGATCTGGATTGACATATGCAATCTATGTAACAGTAGGTGGCGTGGTTAGAGTTACCAGAGAGGGATTAAGTAGTGTAGGTAGCTCAATCACCCTAACGACTGAGGAAATAAACGGAATTCGATTATCATTAGCAGGAGCCTCTAGTGGCACAGCTACTGTTACATTAAGAACATTCTTGAACGGAACAAGTCAGTCTGACAGTACAAGAACCTGTACAACCTATAATGTAGTAGCCAATATTTCATCTTTCACAAACACAGAGCGCTCCGGTACAAGCTTAAGTTATGCTTGGCAGACA